AACGCAATGCTTTCGGTTAATGCGGTTTTCCAAAAGTTATACATCCGTTGTGGGTCTTTGGCCATGCGAACCAAGCCATACTTCTTACGCTTGTTTTCAACAATGAATTCTTCGCCATAAACGGGGATGATTGGGATGTATTTAGATGCCCATTTGCCTTCTTCCAACACTTCCATGCCGGTGCAAATGATTTGCTTAACTTCGCGCTTGAAAGATGGGCGTTCATCGATCACATAAAGGCCACGGGCAATCATTTCTTCTTGATCGGGCAAATCGGTGCGGAAGTGCTTTTCACCGTTGCTTAACAAGCATAGCTTATCCGCCTTGCGTTCGGTATACCAATATTCGGCAATCCTAATGTCTTCACGCATTACCCATTCGGCGTTGGAATCACCCGTTCCGCGTTGTGTGAATCCCGCGCCATCATCGGCCCCTGGATACATTTTGCGGAATACTTCCTTGCTAACCACTTGGGTGATTAGGCACTTTTCGGCATCGGAACCATCCGGCAATATGCTATTTGGATCAAAATAAACCGTGAATGGGTTGTGGATAGGCTTGATGTAGATTTCTTGATCGAACGAATCTTCACGCACATAATCCGTTTCAATGCGCCAATAGCCAAATCCCATGCGAACGGCATAATTGAATGCGTTGTCATAGGCGTGATCGGCATCGGATTGAACTTCAATATGGCGGCAAATGCCGGTTAGGATTTCCGCAACCTTGGCATCCGATTGGTTGTTCATGCCGTGAACTTTGATGCGGGGGCGTTGTTGCCTTTGTTGGTTGGTTACTTGGCGAACATAAGCATCAATCTTGTTGATGGTTAGGCAAGGGCGGGCTTCCAAAGAACGGCTATTTTGTATTTCAACGGGCCATTGATCCCCCGCCGCAAACTTTAAGTCTTCCAACGCTTCCGAACGGTTGTTAGTATCGGCATCATTGGCCAACTTTAAGAACTTTTTGGCTTCATCAATCCGTGGATCGAATTCCGTTTGGTTATCGGCCATAAATTACCCCATCCAATTGCTAGGTTCGTAAACCGGTTTTTTAACAACCATCTTTTTAGGTTCTTGGATCATTAACCCAAGCATCCTAAAGGCATCGGCACCATGCGAATATTGATCGTGTAACGGTGTTCGGCTAAATTGCTTAGTATCGGGATCAACTTCATAGCGATAGTGACGTAAACATTGTAGCCCATCGGCACAATTTATTCTATCAAACCAACAATTAGCGAAAATAGTTCGTGCGGCGTTGATGCTATCGGCAATCGGTGTGCGCGGGATAATCCTAGTTTTATAACCGGCCGAACGCACAATTTCTTCAATCGATCGCCCCGCCGCCGCCAATGTCTTGTTTTCGGCATCATGGGGAAGCCATAGCGTATCAAACACATATCCAAAGGTTTGCATCTTGGCCAATATGGCGCTTATGGTTTCTTGGGATGTTTCAAAATAGCGGATTAGGCGTGTTTCCATGCCCACAAACTGAACAAACCACAATGCCGTTGCATCCGCCCAACCTAAGTCAAAAACAACGTGAACCGGCTTAATAGGATCATAAGGAACTTTTCCAATCCTTTCTTGAAGATCGGCCAATTGGATTTCCTTGGCAAATACGGCACCATCAACGGTTTGGCGGCATATTCCTTCCCAAACCATGTTATAGGCTTCCAAATCACGCATCTTTAGCGTGTCTTTTTCCATCCGCAATACTTCGGGGAACCAAGGGTTATCGTTCCAATTGATCTTTTGGATAACCGCGTTTTCCGGCGTGTGGATCACGAATCTTTGGTAGGTTTCATCCGTTTCTAGTTCCGGATTGAACGAAACCCATATTTCGGATTCTTCTTTTCGGATAGTTGGAATCAATGTATCCCATGAACGCTTGGAAACCGTCTGAGCTTCTTCCACCCAACATACATCCACACCTTCATAAGATTTAACGTTGGCCACGTTGTTCTTTAAGCCAACAAAGTTAAATTCCGATCCGTTCTTGCCCCTAATCGTTCTATCCGTTATTTCATAAAAATCGTTAAGTTGTAAGGCGGTGATTTGATCGCACAATAGCTTGTGAACCGAATCCTTAATGGATGTTTGGAATTCCCGTGCGCACAATACGCGGGTTGTCTTATTGGCCGCAATGATTAACAAAGCCCTGGCAATCCCCCAAGATTTCGCGCCCCCTCTGCCGCCGTAAAGCACTTTATAGCGTGCCGGTTGGAATAGGCATTGAAGTTTAAGCGGGAATTCAACATTAGCTTGCATTAGGGTTGGCCCCCATAAAGCAGGGTTGATAGGACAACACTTCTATGAAACCCATCACGGCGCTAACCCGTTTTGCCAACACGGATGATCCGAATCATACGTCTTGGGGCTTCACAAATGAAACCGATATGGCCGTTAACAAAGGTGCGCCGTTTTCACCCGTTATTTCTTGCTTAACGCTTTCACGATACTTCTTAGGGAACCTAGCCGCCATCGATCGTGACCAAATACTAGCGTTCAACTTAGCCGCATCCTTATGTTCTAACAAGTATGCTTGGGCTTGATCTTCCCACCATGTTTGTTCCGCAATCTTGGCTTCTTCCAAGGCGTGCAAAAAGTCAGGATAAGCATCCCGCCATGTATACATTGTTCTTAATGATACATTTAAATATGTAGATATTTGTTCTACACTTTTGCCTAGTTTGCCCAATTCCACCACCTTATCGCAATAGGCGGGATCATATAGGGTTGGGCGGCCCATTAAACTCATTTCTTTTTAGCCTTCTTTTCGGCTTCACGCTTTTCGGAATAAGCAATCGCCACGGCCTGTTTTACCGGCTTACCGGCTTTAACTTCCGTTGCGATGTTCTTTTTGAACGCTTCTTTTTTGGTTGATTTGATTAGTGGCATTAGCAATTCCAATTCTTTAATGATGCCTTAGCCCGTTCGGCGGGGCCTTTGGCGTTCTTAACAACCCCTTCCATGCGGGCACAAAATGATGCCTTTCGGCCTTTATCCTTTTCCGTTTTGGGATTAGGTGCGGGTGCCTTTAGATGGCTTCCGTTTTTTACATTGTATTCCGCACGCCCCTTGGCCGTCATTCCGGCACCCTTTTCCGTTGGGTTATAAGTTTTGCCCTTACCCGTGGTTTTGTGTTCAATGGGTTTATCGTGCTTTTTCATTTTTTAGCCGTTTTTGCAGATTGTTTAAATGCTTCGGCCGTTGGTGCGCCCTTTGATCCAACCTTGCGCATCTTTTCCACGGGCTTGCCTTCGGCCTTTTCACGCTTAATGCGTTCTTGTTTGGCATGAATATTAGCGTATAAACCGTTTTTCATTCGATTTCCTCCACAAAACACACATCTTGCCAACTCATTACCAATAACTTTTCATCGTTATCTTTGAATTCCGTGTATTTAAGATATTCGTCTTTGTAATCTTTGGCCAATGTTCCAAAATACACTTTGTCACCGATGTTTAGCCCTTCTTCTTTGGCTTCATCACCAACGGCAACAATGTAACCACAAGTATCCGCTTCGGCGGTTTGAATCCATAGTTCGGATTTGATGCGCCTTTCTGGCTTTACAAATATCTTATCGCGTAATGGCTTAAACATTTTTCTTTGGCCTTCCCTTTTTTCTTGGCGGTTCACTTAAAACCGGCAAATCAATTAATTCCCTTGTAACGTGGGAAAAAACGCCCGAATCCGGTTCGGGCAAAGGCTTGGCTACTGCAAATTCTCCACACCATTCGTTTTGCGAACGTGTTTGATAAACGGGAAACCGGCGGCAAGTGCCAAGATCATGGCCCAAATAATACCGGCATCGCTTACAATTGTCATTAACCATGTCTAACTACCCTCTTAGTTGGATGCGGCTAGAAGTGCCCCCTTGATGCTCCTTGGGGGCATTTCGCTTTTTACATTCCGTCTTGAACGTGCGGAACGCGCTTGTGTTCATAAACGTTCTTTTCACCCATGTGGCCCTTCATTTCGCCTAAACGGCCATCGTGATGCCCCATGTGGCTTGCATGGCGTTCGCCAATGCCATCCATCTTGCCCATGCCCACACCACCTTCAATGGGGCGGCGGCGTTCACCGCTTGTATCGCTAGATAAAGCACCCTTGGGCACTTTTTCGCCGGTTGCGCCGGTTTTAAACACTTCTTTGTCTTCCTTGGGAACCCGAACGTTCTTTTCGCCGGTTCTATCGGAAGATTTAACGCCCTTAGGCTCTTTTTCCATTTTAGGATAACCCATGATAATTCCTTTTGTTTCTTTGCAAAAAACACTACTTTTTGTAGTGGTTAAACTATATCATAAATTTTGGTTGTCAAGTGTTTTTTTCTTTTAGCTT